TAAGCACGCATGCCGTTTGAAATGGCTGATACCGTTAATGGTTTTGAGCCAGCAAATGTCATTTCAGGAGTAACATGAGTTTCTACATATTCTGTAATAAGATTTTGCAAAGTGGTATCGTTTGTCGTTTCGTCATCTTTTAAAGTACGCAAACCTGCGTTTTTAATTTGTTCATTACCACGAAATATAGTGGTCAAAACATCTTTTTCACCGTCAGTTATTTTGTCTTGCAAAGCAGCGTTTAAATAAAGAAAAAAATCTGGTCTTGTTTTATCATCTAGTTTAGTTAACATTGGATAACTTAGTGTTGATAATTCGTCTAAAGTAAATTGTCCAAAAAAACTTTGCACGTCTTGCAACGCTCCTTCTCTGCTTTGATTTTCCTTAATATCTTGAATAAATGTTGTTACTTCTCCTCGTGTTAAAACTGGCACACCCATTGCTAATCTTTGAGCGGCTACTTCTTTTTGCTTAACACCGTTTGCATCAAAAATACTTGATTTACTGTTTAACAATGTTTCTACAACAGTGGTTTGGTCTTGTTTATACTGTGTAATTCTTTTTTTAGCATATGCTAGTAAAGATTTTTCAGATGCTTTTCTAAAAAATGGTACATCAATATCAACCACGGGAGATATTGTTCCATCAGGTTCCCGAACTGTTACGTTCATTGGATAAATTTCTTTATTGTGCAATCTTATAAAATCGTGAACATTATCCATTGTTAAATAATCTAAATTAGAATCTATTAAAAACATCATACTTAACGCTTCAGGAGCTACTTTGTCTTTATATGTGTTTAAAAATTCTGTGTTGTTCATTTTTATTCTATCATCTGCCATACCTTCTGCAATCTCAGGAAGTAAATTTGCTTGTGCTAAAATATTTTTTAATACTTTTTGTTTTGCTATAGTTGTTTCGACATTAGCATTTTCGTGATTTAATTCATATTTGTTAATTGCATCATATTTTATTTGTAACTCAGATAAACTATTATTTTTTAAATTGTCTGTTCCAACTTCTTCTTGAAGACCTAAAAATTGTCCATCTTGATAAGCATTTTGCACTTCTAAAGCATGTTTTTGATACAACAAAGGAAATTGTTGCAGGTATTCAGTTAAATTGGTTTGTGTTTCTTCTGCTTTATCTGTAAAAGAAAATAACCCTGCGTATTTTGCTTTTCTTAACAATAAACTTTTTTGTCCTTTTGCTAAGTTTGTTTTTTTCTGAGCTAATAAATCTTTTAAATATTTCCTTTTAAGTTTTCTTATATATGGATTTATTGTTTCTCTAGCATTTAACTCTAGTTGAGGTGAATCAAGTCTTGTTTTTCTAAATTCTTGATAAACGTTTTCTTGTGTGATATCTAATACAGAATTAAATTCTGAGCTTGGTAGCTCTTGTGCCAAACTTTCTACATATAATTTTTCAGTATTAATTTCTAGTTTAGTAAGATAATCGTCTTCAATTTCTATTAATGTGCCTTCATTTGTAAGTCTATCTTCTAAACCTTTCTTGCCTTTAGTATTGTAATATTCTACATATGGGTCGTTTTCTACAATTCTTTTTTGAGCATTAATAGCAGCTTGTTTTTTAAATTCACCAAAAGATAAATCTCTACCAACTCTTAAAAATTCTTGTAAACTTTTATTTTCTGTTGCAGCAACTTGTGAAATAGTTTCGTAACTTCTACGTAAAGGTTCTACACTAGTACGAACTGTTATTGGTTGCTGTGTTTTTTCAAATACTTTTCTTGCCATTATTTAATTACCCTTATGTCCGCACCTACTTTACCAACCTCACCCATTATATCTAATTGTTTTTGCATAGTTGTTCTAAAATCTAATTTATCAAAAAAACCTGCATCACTACCAATGCCGTACGCACTGACTGCACTACCTGCTGCTTGTAAATAACCTTGTCTTAAAACCATGTCTTTAGTTGCTTTTGCCATTCTAGTATCAAAAAGAGTTTTAGCTTTTATTTCTGCACCTTGCCCTTTTAACCTTTCCGTAACAAGAGATTGTTCTAAAAATAACATGTTTAAATTTTCGCTTAAATTTTTAAGACTTTGTATTTCAAACGTATCTCCTTCAATTATAACACCGCTTGCCGCTTCACTAGCTATAGTTTCTCCAATAACTTTTCTTGATTCTCTTAGCTGTTTTCTTTTAGCAATCGCTTTGTTTAAACGTTCTTTTTCAGCTTCTATCTCTAAATTCTGTAATGCAAAAGATGCTTGCCTTCTGTTTTCTTCATCTTGTTTTGTAACTAAATCAGCTTGAAATCTAGCATTTTGTATCGCTGCTATCCCTTGTGCTACACTTAATGCAGCCGCCAGTCCGGGGTTTGCTAAACTCAATCCTGTCATTGCTACTGATTCTAAACTCATTTATCCTCCTGTACTTACCTTGTAATCCATGCCTAGTAAATGTAATTTTAAAGGTGCAGACTGTCCTATAGTTATTTGTCCTTCATTACTATAACCTAGTATACCATGTAAAGTTTTAGTCCCAGTAAATTCAGGAACGGCAATATCTAAGTTTGAACTACCAAAAGAACGCATTGGTATTGTGTTCCCATTTACTGTTAAGTTTTGCGTTTCATTTAAAAAAGCATTGACTTCAAGTACACGTTTTTTAAAACCTTTTAAACTTGTAATACCTGTTATTGCAGGTTCAATAGGTAATGTTTTTATAGTTACTGTATAATCAAGACCAGCTTGATATGAACTAGAAGTAGAACTTGCAAAAGTAATTGTGCTAGCTCCACCTGTTACATCAGCTTGCATAACTCCATCACCAATTACTTTTACAGTCTTTTGATTTAGATGTCCTGAACTATGGCTAGATGCTGCACCACCTGTTACTGCACTATCTAAAGTTAAATCCTCATCAAACAGCTCAATATAATATTTATTAGCACTGTTTATACTTCTTTTTACGACAACGTATTGTTCACTAACAACAGTTGAAACATTTAAAAAATCACCATCCGTAGTAAATTTGCTAGCTGCTACAATATTTTGGTCCCTAAGTAATGTGTAAACTGCACAACTTCCATCGTTGTTTACTAAAACTAATCTATCTCCTTCATCAGTTGATGTAGCTCTACGTATAGACATGTCTGTTGGTGTGCTTAATAAATGACTTGACAGCAGACTTATTTGTTGTGATGTGTAACCATCACTTCCTCTATCATATAAAAATTCATTAAGTGCTTTGCCTTGTCTTTGTATAAACAAAGTATTTCCTGCAACATTTTGTACCCTAATACTTTCTTTTGTGCCATGACTTGATTGTAATTTTGCAATAAAATTACTTGGTGTTAATGGGTCGCTAAAATCTTGCGGTGCATAAAATTCACCACCAGTAGTAAATATTTGTAAATAATTCCCTGATATGATATCAACAATAGCATTAAACTGATTGGTGTCTAATGTTGCAACAAACCCGTCATCATCATTTCCCTCGCCCGGATTAAAATTAAAAAACTCATTTACTCTTGAAGCAAAAATTGTTGACGGTCTTGATTTGCTGCCACCAAAAAATAATCTGCCTTGATGAAAAGTAGCTGTTCTTGGATAACCACGGCTACCACTAAAGGTATCTTCATAACCTGTTTCAAGTTCCCAGTCAGAATTATCTATAGCATCAGTATTAAAAAATGGAATAACTACTCTTGCTTTAACAACAGTGCCACTAACATGTTCAACAATTCTAGCTCTACCAAAACCACTGCCACCAATAACATTAATAAACTGACCTTCGTGTGATGCAGAAAAAACACTGCCAGAAGATGCTGTTAAGGTTATGTTTCCTGATACTGCACTTGGTGTTAAAGTGCCTGCACTTGATGTATTTACAATAGTAAAACTTGGTGCATACTGTGGGTTAAAATCAAAGGTAACATCTGCTATAGTCCAAGCTGTATCAGAAGTTCGTGTAATTTTTTTAGGCACCATATCTTCTTGTACTACAATTAATGTATCAGCACTTTGCACCCAACACATTTTATTTAGCATGGCAGAAGTAATTGTCGTAGTTAAAAAATTATTACCACTACCTGCAATGTTGGTTTGCAATACACCATTTTTTATGACATACATTTTTTGATGTGTAAAAGCAAGCAAGTAAGCATCAGAAGTATTAAACTCAAATGACACAAGACGAACACCATCACTTGCTGCACTGTCTAATTCAGTTATAAATTTTAATCCTGCCCTTCTTTTAACACCGCCTTGTGGAAGAACAACAACATTTAAAGCGGTTGTCAAACCTGAATCATATTGTTTAATATCAGTACGAGCTAAAAGTTTTGGGTCTAGTTCACCAGATGTAAAACTATTCTGTATAGCAATTACCCTTGACATTAACGTACCTCAATTAAATCAAAACTGTTATTGCCTATTGTTTGACTGCGTTGTCCTTGTGAATCTGCATTGGTACATTGCCTAAACAATCCACCACGACCATTTTCAGATGGTGTGCCAAAAGCTAACGCTCTAAAATAATCAGCTTTTGCTATTTGGTCTGTTAAAGGTTCTGCAAACTCTGCTGCAAGAGCATAACGCAACATATAAATAAAATATTCAGGAAACCTTGATTCGTCAACATCAGCTATATAATCTATATAAACTGTGTCGTAATCTGTTAATAATCTTGGTTGGTCAACATAGTACAGTTCAAATTCTGTTTGTGGCAAACCGCCTGCTGTAGATGTTTGAAAAACAGCTTTTGGTGTACCAATTATATCTGCTGGTAAAGCGTAAACATTCTTCCACTCTGTAACAGGTGTATCAGATGTTTTTGCTAGTTGAACTTTTACTTTTGCAAAAGACCAAGGATAAATAGATAAGATATACTTTTTTAAGTCATCGTAAAGTCGGTCACAAATCTTTGCTGAGTCTGTACCTTCAGTAAATGAGGTCATCTCAGCCGCACCTAACATTAAAAGGGCATCATTACATATTGTTAATTTTGTATCTCCGACTGCCATACCATCTCCTTAAAAAAGTATGCCCTGCCGAAACAGGGCAACTTTGTCTTGCTTAGTCAGAATCAGATACAGCTCCGATTGTTGTACCATCACTAATGTCAACGACACCAGATGCGTTTGATACTACAATGTGCATTGTAACTGTTCTAGTTCCGCCTGTTGCTCCGTGAACTATAATCATATCACCTACTTTCAAAGTATCTGAAAGAGTGTTGAAGTAGCCAGCAGCATCAACTGCGGTATGTGCATCGGTAGTTGTGTAGACATACAAAGCTGGTAAATCACCTGCTCTGCCTTGTCCAGCTAACGCACCAAATCCAGATGTTGCATATGCCATAGTTACCTCCTACGATTCACGACAAGTTATTTCAACAATACCGTTGGTGTCAATACCAACAGCTCCCGCAGAAAACATTGAATTAACTAAGAATGATGCTTTTTCAGCAATGTAGTTAATCTCAGTTTTCTTATCCATATTAATAGCCATACCTGTAGAACTTTGATGCCAAGCTAGACATGTTCTATCAGATGAACCATCAATAGCTAATCCGCCCTCATCTCTATCACCAATAGAAATAAATTTAAAACCAAGGAATGAATCAACAGTACCTTGTGCTAATGCTTTGGTTGTGTTGACATCAATAGTTTTTACATCACTATCATCTAAGAAAGCAGCCATATTGTTAGAATGACATAAGAAAAAACGACCTTCAGCAGGAACGTTTTTTGCATCCATCAATTTTTTAGCTTCTAACACTTTGTCAACATTCAAGTTAGTAGCAGAGCCACCAATAGAGTTAGCTACGGTTAATGATGTTCCTGCACCATCAATAGCATCAATTACTATTTGGTCCATTCTACGACCAATCGCCATTGATAATGCTTTTACAAGTTCTGCTCTTTCGTCAAAAAGAACTTTGCCGCTAGTAAAAATATCGGAATATTCAGCAGCATTGTAATCTGACATAGTAGCTGTAACTTGTGAGTGTGTTAAGTTTAAAGGAGTTACATCAGATTGTGCAATATGTAAGTTTGCTACACCTGAACCCAACTTATTAAACTTGTATGTGTTACCCTGTACTCCAGCTCTTTCACGAACAGTACCAGCCAACGCTCTGTCTGACTGATATGCTTGCTTCACTTCTGCATCAAATAAGGTAACAAAACTTGTACTAATAGATGTACTCATAATATTACTCCATAAAATTAAATTAAATTTTACGCCTGAAGTTATCCAATGTGGGCATCAAACTTGTAGGTAACGCCTACCTCGTGTCCTTTGACTTTTAAGGGCAGCGTTTACTGTTATCCTTATGATGTATTCTATACTGCAAACACAACACTTTGCAACTAAATTATGTAATCAATGTTTGGGTCGTCTTTAAACCTTTGTTTAAACATCTTCTGTACTTTAGCACGATATGCAGGATTTGTTTTATATTCAGGGTTTCCTACCATAGCGTAAAGTTCTATTTCTGTAGGCAATCCTTCATCAGATGGTTCTGCTATTGGCACCGTACCTTCTCCAAAAAACTTTCTAATTTT